CAGGAGCCGTCGCTGACGCTTCAATTGATGCTAAGGATAAGTGTCCTATTCCTTATAGTCTTGAAGACTATTGGGGAACTTGCCTCACTGGAGGAGATGAAAATCTTTCTCAAGGTAGCAGACAAGTAGCATTCGCGAATGATTCGCGCTTTGAATTGAAGTCTCGAACGTCTAAGGTGACTTTAGTCCCTAAAGACTCTCGTGGTCCTCGTCTGATTGCTGTTGAGCCAACGTGGCTCCAGTACCTTCAACAAGGCATTCGTGATTGGATGTATTCTACTGTAGAAGATAAACTTCAAGGTAAGTATGTACATTTCACGGATCAATCAGCAAATCAATTGGCAGCAATACTTGCGTCCCTTTACACTAATTTGGCAACCATTGATCTCAAGCGAGCTTCAGATTTGATCTGTCTCTCGCTTGTGAAACAGTTGTGGGCCCTTGTCCCTCATCTTCTCGAAGACATGCTTCATTGCAGATCTGAGTTTTACTCTATCGATGGCAAAATTGCCGGTCGATATCGAAAGTTTGCACCTATGGGGAGTGCTTTATGCTTCCCCGTTTTGGCGCTCACTTTGTACGCCCTTAGTTGGGGTACGTGGTATGAAGATGGAGGAAGTCGCAACGATTTTTATGTTGACATCGTTGGGGACGACCTGATTACCTCAAAGGAATTTGCACTTTCTGTTATTCCTGTTCTTTCTGAGGTTGGACTCATTATAAATGAGGACAAATCCTGCATTGGAACTAGATTCGCAGAGTCGTGCGGCACTCATGCTTTTGATGGCGTCAATGTTACACCTATAAAGGTTGAGGAGATCCTTGGTGATGCCAAGTTTGAGTCGGCGGCTAAGATGGTCGCTCATGCTAATCTTTTGCGTGAGCGAGAGCTTTCTCAACTTTGCCATTATTGGTTTGGTCAGGCTGAAAGTATTCTCGGCTTTTCCATTCCTTATGGGCATGTTGATAGTCCTTTTGTTCATCGGAATACTGATGATAATTGGATATTGCTCAATCAAGCGGCACGGGACGCGGGTGTAAAGATGCGCTATTTTCGATGCGTATCCGAAACTCGTAAGCGGCAGTCTTTGCCGGTAAGATTGTATGGTAAAGCCATACAAGTCGCAAAAACTTTTGTTAAGTTTAAGCGAAAAGAAGTTTATGGGGACTGTTATCTGATCGATCCGGATGTTCCTGATCGTGTTGATGTCAAAATGATCGACATACCACGTCGGTTGTTTCCAGTCTTCATGAATAACAA